AAATTGAAACTCTTCCATTTTACCTAAATGAGCATCCGATGAAGACTGAAGGTCTGCAAAGGTATGTGCTGCACCGTCAAACAGTGCATCATCATCATTGATAGGGATTACTGACATGACACCTTGCGAGGCTGTCATGGCGTACACAGGCCAAACTCTAACTGCAGCAGAAACTATTCTAGCTCTTTGAACAAAGCTAGGATGAGTTCCTACTCCAATGTTAGTCTGTGTAGTCGCCGGGAAGCTTGAAGCGGCGAGGGTCTGATTTCTATAGATGTTCTCGGAGGAGACCGAGGCTCTAAAGAAAATGAGCGATTGAGGGACAATTGTGGAGGTCGTGAGAGTTCCACTGTGCCTGAGGGTATATCCGATTGTTGCTGCGTGAACTGCATCTGGAGATTTTGCTCCATATGCGTGCTTGCAGAAGGGGTCAGACACGCCGCACAGGTCTTCAACCAATTTGACATTGTTTGCTAAACCTTTGGGTCTGGGGGCTTGTCCTCTTTTCGTTCTTGCCATCTTACTATGAAATTTTACCGGCGGCGGACGAGGGCCACCGGCACACGCTTTCATAAACGCGCGTCGATTAGGTCGACGAGACCTTCCTAACGCTCCTCAGAGAAGAGCAGCAGCTTTCGCTGCTTCTCTCTCTAACGTCTCCGCTTGTAAATTGATACAAGACTGAACGAAACGGGTTAGCCCGTCAATGTTGTCATTGTGTCTACACTCCGACAATACCTGAAGGCAATCATCTTCGACCAAGACAGGATTTGTAAGGATTTTATACATAGCCTTAGGCCACGAATCAAGAGACGCTTTACCGTCCTCACGATACGTGTGGGAGCAATATGAAAAGGTCGACGCTTTCCTAGTCACATCCCTCAACCGAAGACCGGAGTTCTTACCACACTCTAGAAATACATCTAAAGGTGCGGCAGTCCATACTCCACCATCGTCACCGTTGGCAAAGGCTAGATCAACTTTATATCCAGTTTTCAGTCCTATGTAATAACAATAAGTGTTACAAAACGATCCGTTGAACACCGTAGTTACTTTCCTTCCAGAATTCATACCACCTTTGTCGACCAGTTCATAGAGCTCGCCCCCCATTACAGAGATTGCGCACGTAGCTAGTCTACAAAAGTTTCTCCCAGCGTAGTTCCACCTAGACAGTGTGCCACGTGAGTGACGCACTGTCTTAAGATCAATTAACG